CCTTTGCTTTTATACCTTAATATTATAACATATTTTGGTATAAATGTAAACCTATGTATGTAGAGGTTTCCATTTGTTATAACATTCATGTGAACAGAATTTAAACCAATCTCCATAACAATCTGTTCTATTGATCCAGCCTTCTTCTTTTGCTAAAGCAAGACTCTGATGGAAGTCATAATCACCACCACCTATTCTTTCACCACACATAGCACATTCAAAACCATTCTTTTTATCAAAACTACTCATTTATTAAAATTCTCCTTTGTTTGGTCTAGTACAAGAATCATTTTACAGTTACCAAAAATATCTTCTAACTGTCTATGAATTTCAAAAACATCGATTGGTCTGTTTGTATCTGTAATTGTTACTTCAAAGTTTACTTTTTCTGTATTCATTTTATACCTCTACTTTTTAACTCAGTATTAATCTGTTGTCTTAATCTTGTTAAATCACCTACAGACATTGCTGCAAGAACGGCCGAGTCAATAAATTTATTTATTTTAATTACCATCTCATGCGCTACATCATTCATCTTTTGTGTAATTAATAATGTATCAGTATCTAATTTTGCTGCAGATAATTTAACATCTATAATATTAGGATCTTGTTTTTTCATAATTAAGCTGCCTTTCTGCTTTTGTTAATTCATAATGTAAAGTATCTAATCTCTTCTCACTTGGTACATGATCTTGGATTTCTAACATTTTTCTTAAAACAAGACATATAGGAAGCGCATTACATAATCTCTCGACTTCTTTATATTTTGGATTATTTTCAAAAGCTTTTTCTAATTTCATTAGTGTGCAGCCCCCCAATCGATTCCTGTACCAGCTTCACAAACAACAGGCACTTCCAGGGGGATAGCGTCTTCCATTATTTTTTTAATCTCTGCAACTTGATCCAAAGACTCAAGATCCGTGAAATTTAATTCATCATGCACTTGTAAAGCTGGAACATATCCGGCTTCATATAAATCTACCATTGCTTTTTTGGTCATATCAGCAGCAGAGCCTTGAATTAAAGAGTTAATTGCTTTATAAGTTTTAGCTCTTTTTATTGGTCTACCACCCCATATTTCGTTATTCTTATCTTGTTGTAAAGCTTGTGCCACAGATAATGTTTCAGGCTTCACGAGACGTGAGTCACCAAAAGGTAACTTTGGTTCCCATGAAGTAAAGTGCAATTTTCTACCCAACAATGTTACAATAAAGCCACGATTAGCTGCAAGCTTATCTGTATATTTTTGGAAAGCTTTAATATGTGCAGCACCTTCATCATAAGCTGCAATAATTGGTGTAGCTTCTTCTTCTGATATCCCAAGATTCATGGCTAATTTCTTTTTACCCATAACGTAAGCTTTTCCTAGGTTAATTGTCTTAGCAGCTGTTCTTCTAGCCTTAGGTGTTTCGCCAAGAATATTACCCTTTAAATTTGTAATCATGTCTGCAATCGCCTGGTGTGAATCTGTTAAAGGATCGTCTAAATATTTAGCAACTAATTCTTGTGCAGATGATGTTCCTATTGCGTTTGCTTTTTCTGCTTTATAACAGTAGTGAAGCAAGATTCTCGGCTCTTGAGCCGAATAGTCAAATGATCCCCATATTTTACCTTCTTCAGGTATAAATAAAGATCTAAGCAAAGTTCCTATTTCTGGATCGCGAATTGGTACTTGCTGTAAGTTCGGGTTTGAACAAGAGAATCTACCCGTGATTGTACCACCTTCATCTTTTTTTAGTTGGTGATAACAACAATGTAATCGGCCATTTGATACAAGATCCGTGAAGCTATTACCAAGAAATGCGCTAACCGCTTTATTCCATTTTCTTGCTCTACGTACATGCATACTGATATTATCTGGTGAATGTTCTAAAAATTTTGCAGTCAATGATGGATTCAAATATTTTAAAAAGGTAGCTTGAATTGTTTCCATTGGATTTTCTTTCTGAGCATAATTCTCCATATAATAGGCTTGCGGCATTTGTTCTAAATCTAACACTAATGTTTCTAAAAAAGATTTTTTAGCTAAGTCGTGTAATGGTACAGGTGAATCAAACATTGTCTTCAACCATTTTGTACCATCGGGTAATGAATATTCTTCAACTCCTAAAGATAAAGTCAATGCTTTTTTAATAGATGCCTTTGTATAGCAATAATCAATACCTAATTTATCATAAGCTTTTGCTAAATTTTTATTACTCCATATATCAACTTCAAAACCAGCTAATTCGTTTACTTGTCGCTTTTCATCTTCTTCACGAGACTTCAATTCTTCAATGAGTTTATCCCGTTTTTCGAGATCTAATCTCACACCTTTCATGCGCATTGCAATGAGTACAGGGGATAGTTTAGCTTCTAACTCAAATATCGGCCATAAGCCTTCTTCATGAAGCATTGGCTCTAATACTTGCCATACTTTTAATGTAAGCGCCGCGTCTTGTATCGCATATGGGGCTACAGTTACTGAGTTAAGCATATGTAAATTTTCTTTTATTTTTCTAGGATCAATACCCAGAATAGTTGCTGCTTGCTCTAGTTTAGTTTCGTCTTTATGCTCATTACAATACTCAGCACCTAAGTTGTCTAATGAATAGGATAGCTTATGTTCATCTAATAACGGAGCTGCGATTTGTATATCATACCAAGGACCTTTAGGGTGAATATTGTAAGCGGCAAGCCATCCGCAATCATAGTAGTTATTAGCAAATACTTTAGGAATGTCTGTTTCGAGCTCGCTCTTGAGCCAAGTAAGTACAGTCTTTTCATCTAGATTTCCTTCCGCATGATTAATTGGAAAATATTCTTTAAAATCAATCTCATTCTTCTTATTTAATGTAGCAATCGATATACCTAAAATTTGACCATTAAAAGTTGCCCAACCTGGACCAAACTTCTTAAGGTCAGGATCGGATGTCTCTAAGTCGAGTGCGATTGCTTTTGCATTCTGTAGAGATGGTAATTCAGTTGGTATAGTCCATTCATCCAATGGGTATTCTCCTAATTCTCTTTGACATAACTTACTAATTGGATCCATTATAAGTAGGTCTCCATATTTCTAACTGTACTGTTGGGTGATCAAAACGTTCTGTATGAATAAAAAATGTTTCATCTAATCTTAAAACATTATTATCTTTTAATTCACGTAAAGGATCTTCGAAAAAATTTTCTGGATCTTCTTCTGGGTTTAACTTCAACGGAAGTTTAACAGTTAAAATAGAATTAATCAAATCTCTGTGCCCAAAATGTATACAACTTTTAATAACAGAAGCACCACCAATTACAATGCCATCTGGGTATCTTTGCAAAGCATCTCTTAATAACATACCTCTTTGTGCACAAGTACTAATTGAAATAATTTTTCTACCTGGTAATTTAGGTAAAGTATCTACAGTTTTATAACCAGCAATTATTGGTTGATTATTATGTAAAGTAGTTAATTGTTTAAATAATCGTCTATCAGTAGTAACTCTCATCCAAGCTAAATCATCTATTTTACCGTCGACGTTATCTTTCTTTGAGAAATAACCATCTTTTGTTAAAGCATATAAAATCATTGTCATACTGATAAACTCCATTGTAAATATAAAATATTGCTCCCTGCAAATAGTGCTTCAACTTGTTTTTTATAAGGAATATTTTTGCCATTCTTTTTGTTATAATAAACTTCAGTAATACCGGCGTTAACTAAAGCTTTAGCACACTCGTAACATGGCTCAAGAGTCACGAATGCTTTTCCTCCTTTAGCTGCTTTTCCGGCTTGGATTAAAGCGTTAATTTCAGAATGTATTGCTACACAAGGTAAACCATCTTGTTTGATGCAATAACCTTTAGAGTTACTATTATAAGGATCAATCGTTTCGCAACAATTGGCTGCACCTTTAACTGACCCATTATAACCTGTAGCAATTATTAAATCATCTGCATCAGTTAAAACTGTACCTACTTGTTTATCAATACAAGTTGATCTTTCAGCTGTTGCTATTGCTATTTGCATAAAGTAATCTCTTTTATTTGTTCTCATTTTATAATCTCCGGTTTGAAATGAGTTGGTTTAATTTTAGGAATTTGATCATTAACTATAGCTTTAAATAATTCTAAACTTGTATCAGGATTTTCAATCGCATTAGAAATATTTAATAATCTCCAATTAATTGCTTGATGATTAAAGTTTAAATCTTGTACTGAATACATGTAGGAATCCATTGCTAAATTTTGCCATGTTCTTGCAGATTCAACTAAAGACTCAGCAATTTCATAATGTGGTTGGTAAATATGAACATGGGATAATATTGCTGTAATATTACCGTATCTTACATTTAATCCACGCATTTGTAATTCATGTGTAACAAGAATCAAGAGTAAAGAATACATCATCATATCATATGGTAAACCTACAATAGCATCAGAACTTCTTAACATTAAGGTTATATTTACTTTCCCTTCAATAATGTTAACAATAAAACCAATTGGGCATGGAACATTTGATGTCCATCTATTTCCTAATCCATCTTTACCATTATCCCAAGCCATAACCACACACTGACGATCTGAAGGATCCTTAACTAACGCATCTAACATAGCTAAAATTTGATCTCTTTCAAATTGATGTCTCCAACGATAACCATAGGAAGCTTCAATTTGATTCTCTTCATTTTTAAAATCATCCCACATTTTAGTGTGTTGCTGTAGCCAATCTAACTCTTTAACTCCGGAAAGCGTCCATATTAATTCTGCCATTGCTGTTACAGGGAACATTCTACGCGAATTAATCATAGGCAGACAGTTCGAGATATTATATCCGAGTGCCTGGTTCGGTATTGCTCGAACTGCTGTATTAGTCCTATGATTAATCTCCTCTGATTGCTGCATTATTTTAAATAAGAGATTATGGTAATCATAATTATACATCTGATTTGTTTCTATGAATCTTTGTTCATCTAAAATATGTTGCATTATAACTCAACTCCATTCTTTCTTTTAAGTATAAAGGATAATTCAGCCAAAGCATTCCAAGCTTTATGCGCTGCATGAAGAATTTTGCTTTCTTCATCCAATGTATCACCTTCTAAGAAATGTCTAATCTCAGCATCACCATAACGATCTTCACCACCAAGTAAATGTTTCCAATTACCCTTAGCATATTTGTTCGCGCCAAAAGCCCAGATCTTAGTAACTTCTAAAATTGCATATTTGAAATCACGAATGAATTGACCTACAGGTAATTTACCATTATCAAACTTCATACCTTGTGTAGGATCCGGCTCTGGTTTATGATACTTTAATTTTTCTGGCCATATTTCATTTATGAAATCTTGTTTCTTAATATCATCAACATGCGCGCTAATCATGCCACCAGGCGTAGCAGTTTCATCAATTGCACGAATCATTGATTTTGTTTCAGGACTTAATTCCCCATCTTTAAAATTAATTGTTGCAAAATTCTTTTCTGGACTTTCCCAACCTTCTGGTTTTATTGCATCTTGATCTGATCCACGACCCTTGTTACCTAAAACTTTTTTCATATTAGCTTCATGTACAGCTTCCCAACAATCACAGAATTGATCATATGTAACACCCATTTCATAAAGTCTGCCATAAGCAAAATAAATTAAATCAATTACAGCATCTATACAACCAGCTGGATCTGAAGAACATAAGGCCACTTTTAATTCATCAAGTTCTTCATTAACAACATTCTTAAACCATCTATAACGATCTCCATCTAAAAATTCAAAAGATGTTTTAATCGGCATTTGAATAACTTGCTCATTGAAATCACATACTTCAGCAAACTCTAAACCTCTCGCAAAAGTCATAGTAGCCTCCTCAGTAGCTAATTCATGTGATATTGACATACAATCTGATTTAATTGTTTTATCCTCTTTTCGCATTTATCTCTCCTTATATACCAGCACAACTACGACATATGTATTTGCCTGTCTTCTTACGTTTAGTAACTTCTTTAGATTCAATAACTTCACCAGTTTTTCTATTCTTAATAGTTTTCGTTTCTGGTGTATCTTGTTTAAGCGCTATCAATTGAGATCGCTTATTAATATAATCTAATTTACATTGTTCACATTCTACTTGCATAAAATCTCCTTTCTTTTTATTTAATATTATAATAAAAACTATAGCTAGTAAAATTAAATATCGAATGGGTAATGTCGATTTGACTGTGGAAACATCCTATAAAGCCCCTGTTTAGCTCTTGTCTCTGCAACATATAAAACCCTAAATTCGTCTCCAGGGAATTTTAAAAGTGTTGCCTCAGTTGCAGGTGAAATGTCATAAATAACAACAACATTTTCCCACTCAAGACCTTTAGCACTGTGCATTGTTTTTAGGAAAATTCTATCTTTACCCTCTTCAAGTGAATCTTGATTACGTAAAATATCTCTATAGTATTCTATATCTTCTCTCGATATTCCTTTATTAAAAATCTTATACCATGGTGTATCAGTTATCGCACGATACATTTTAACAGGTAATTGTTCTACTTTTGCGAAGTCAGATTTAAAACTGTCACGAATTAATTTAAAGTCTGTGATATAATCGTCTAGCTCATCTAGCTTAGATATTCCAATCAAACTGTTTGCCCTAAACTTTTCGTAAAGTTTTATTGCATTGATGTGCGCAGATTTAACTGAATCATCGTCGTGTAATCTATATCTAAATCCCATACTACGTAACTCTCTAGCATACTTTTTTAGAATCTTAGATGTTCTTGCTAAGAAACACCATTGACCTTTATGAAGTGGTAGCTCACGTAAACTAAGAATATTTTTTATTATACCAGCATCAGCTTTTGGATCCCATTGTTTAACAATACGTTCAGTCTCAGGAATTTTATTCAAAGTATTAAATGCAACCTTCTGAATAGATTTTGGAATTCGATATGATTTATTTAAAACTATAGAATTCCAATCTTTAGAATTACCCATTTCAACTAATGGTCTTGCGGAAGCACCAGCAAAAGTATAAATGGCTTGATCATCATCGCCAGCTACAAAGACTTGATTTGCTCTTTCAATTAATCTTTTTGCAACACGCCATTGTAATTCAGAAAAGTCTTGCGCTTCATCAATTATTAATACATCTAAAGAAGGTATAAAGTAATCCTCTGTAGCCATTGCCTCAAGCATATCTGTAAAATCTTTTAGACCTTTGGTTTTTCTATATTTTTTAAATGACTCATGAAACAAGACTAATTCTTCACAAGTAAATTCTCTATCATCATATTGGTCATAAAATTCTTCCATAGTCAAGCATAAGTTTCTTGCCTTTTGCTCAGCTAAACATAAACGATCATCTTTAGTAATTATTTGTTCTTCATCTAATGCAGATAATCTAGAGTTAATTGCATAACCCATTTCATAGCAAAACTTTCTACCATGAGAATTGCGCATTTCAATTACATACTCTCTTGATAAGTTTAATAACTTAAAACATAATGAATGAATTGTAGAGAAGTATTCAAATTCAGATTTATTGAATTGTGAAAAACTAGTCGTGGCTCTTGCTTTTGCTTCTAATGCAGCTGCTCGAGTAAACGCAAAATAACCAACTTCTTTCATAGGAATTTTTGCTTCAATACATTGCTTAACTATATTAACTAAAAAAGTTGTTTTTCCTGTTCCTGGTGGTCCAAATATTATATTTTGTTTTGGATAATTTTCTAACATATTTCTTCCTCATCTTGAAAATCTTTAACGGCAAACTGTGACTCTTGTTCTGGGAAGCTTGGAATATAATGTGTATTCTTACACTTACCTAAAATATTAATACCTTTAGAGCCACCACCTAAAGATTTAATTTTATTTGAAATCTCTGTATGACGATATACTGTGAAACCTTTTTTCTTTAAGAATGTTACGAAGTCTACTAAAGCAAAATAAGTAAATCCTTCTGGTTTGTTAATATAAGCCTTTCCTCGCAAAACATCTTGTCTATCATAACCTGCCATACGAGTACAAAAGTCTTCTAAATGAACCATGAATTGACCATCGTATCCTACATCAGGTGGTGCTGGAATTAATACTGCATCTTGTATTAAAGAATCAATTAACGTGGCCCAATCATTATCTTTTAATTTTGGTGGAAATCTATTTAACTTCTCCATACAACACAATTGAAATTTCTTTTGATCGTGTAGTTGTTCAGTGGTTAATTCCATACGCATATCACCTACAGTCGCAAACCATAAAGCAGGGATAGCATCAAGCTTAGCTAAACTTTCAATCTGTAATTCCATAGAAGAGTTACCTAATCCGAACTTAGCAATCTTACATTTTGATACATTACAATAAGAACAAAGTGGTTGTAATGAACACTGATATTTATAATCTTTTTTATTTACGGATTTTTGCAAAGATATAACTTCACTTGCAGTTAGTTGTGGCTCACAGTACATTTGATTAAACTTCTCGAATTCGTTCTCCCATAATTCACCATAAGCCTTTTTTAAATATACACCTATGTTATACATTATAGTATTTCTAGAACCCTCTGGGAAACCTTCAGCCATTAATGACTGTAAACATGGCGGCGCTTCTTTAAAATCTGTTTCATCAACTGCTTGCTGTTTAACAAAAGTTATTTCAGTAGAATTTAACTTATCTAATCTTTTACTTTCTGCATATTCTAAGAATACTTCTAGATCTTTAATCTCCTCAACTTGTTCATCTTTTAATCTAATCGCATAACGTGTACCATCACCTAACATCGGTAAATTAACCCAACTCCCTGAATCACCCTTTTCAAAAAGTATTTTTGTTTGTTTTGGAAATACTTCAGAATCAGCTAATCCAATCTGAGCTTTTGCATTCTTTAAATAATTAATAAGTAAGAAAGCTTTTACGGGGGTTTTGAGAAAGAGCCACATATGAAGGCCGCCTGATTTAGAAACTGTTACTACAAATGGCAATTCATATTTAGCAAGTCTTCTAAGAACTTCTTCATAATTTAGGTCATACTTATCAACATCAATACAACCCCAATAGCAATTAGATTCCTCGTCAATTGGTACAATCCCTAAGCCTTCATTAGATGTCAAATGATCGCGTACTTTTTGTAACCAGAATTTTTGATCAAAAATAATTTCTGTTGTTGATTCTAATATTGATTTTGGTATTCCTCTTAATTTTTTTCCTTCTAAAAAAGCTTGAGACATGTCATATGTTCCATAGGCGCAACGCAACCCACGGAATAAATTATACATTCTCTCAACTTGTTTATCCGATACATTTTTTAACATTACTTAAATACTCCGTCATAGCTTTCATTGCTTCGTCATTGTTTATCTCACCGAGTTGTAATTCCGTGCCTAGATGATAAACAGGATAATTAGCATTGTCAAATACAGTTTCAATTTCTTCAGCTGATGTTGCGATTTCTTCGCCTAATTTTTCAACAATAAATAATTTAGAATCCGACATAACTTTCTCTATATCATCAGTGAATACTAACATATTAAAATTAATTCTAACTTTTACTTTACTCTTATCTTTATTTAAACTGTCACTAAGCGCGATTCGTGTAGGACAACTTAATTCTTTACATTCTAAACATTTTAAATCAGTCATATTATTTCCTATACTGTTGATTATAACCATTGTTAACAGCATCATAATATTTTATAAATTGCTGTTCTTTACATTCTAAAATTTTTCGATTATTGTTTTTTGTTTCACACAATACTCTGAATATAAAATTGTCAAAACCAAAACGTCTTATTGCCTCATGAAACATGGTTCTTTTACCACGAACTAAAGCATCATATTTATGATCTGATTTTCTTTTACTCAAAGTCTGTTGTGTAATACCTATATAAACTTTATTAGTTAATTTGTTTCTTGCTAAATATACGATACCCATTAATGTCTCCTAAAGAAAATGGCCCATAAACTATTGCCCATGGGCCATGATTTGACTTTGTAAAGTAATGTCTTATTAGCAAATTCCAGCATCAGCTGATTGAGTATTCTGAACATCTTTATCAGCATTATAATCAACATTAACACCATCTGCAGATGCAAGATCAGCCAAGTTTTTAGCTAAGTCTAATATTGCAGGTACAGCAATTAAACCTTTTTGATTTAAGTATGCATGTTCCTTTGCTCTAGCGAAATTAATGTTATAGAATTTTTGTTGTTGTGCGTTTGTTTGAGATACACTTGTAATACTAATCAAGAATCTATAAATTGCAGGCAAAGTGCCGTTTGGTAATTTATTTTCAAATTGAGCAGTATTTAATAATGTGTTTAATTTTTTAGCAATCGTAACTTTTGTAGAAGCACACTTAAGGATTGCTGGTGTAGGTAATTGGTTTGGATTTTCTGGATCAATTACTAGTAAGTAATAAGTTAATGCATCCTCAACCTGTCTTCCATCAGGCAGAAAGTTTTTACTACCATCACGTAAAAGTTGATCCTGAACTTCTTGTATCCAAGGCGCTTTTCCATCAAATCCACCGTTGTCTTTTTTCCAGAAAATGTGCTCATGTTTCATGTAGCAAGGTACAATATAACAACCTTCGTTGTATACTTTATCCGCACCTGTTACAAAGAGACCACCCATTTCTAAACCTTTAACATAAGCAGTATTTGTTTTGTCTAATTCTGGAGACATAGCTTGCGCTTGTTTCAAGAATGACATTGCTTTTTCATTTGCTTCAAATGCAAAATTCGCTGCGTATTGTGATTCATCAATATCTGCGACTGCAAATGATTGTACCTCTGCCACTAATTCAGTGGACTCATCTTTTTTCTTAGTTGCCATAGAATTTTCCTCCTTTACTTTTTACTTCATGCTTCTTGGCTCTTGTCTTCGTCTATCCGAAGTGTCTGTAATTTTAATTAACTTCATGTATGAAATTAATTATATTTTAAAAATTATAGCTAGTAAAATTACTTAATTTTAGTAATCTTATATTCAAATATTCCAAATAGTTTTTTATCTTCAATAGATAACTCACCCTGGCGAATACGTTCTTTCATGAATGCTTTTAGTGTTGCTGGGTGAACATCTTCTTCATGATTAACATCAAAACCTTTAGATAGTAAATCTCGGTAAATTTTTAATGCATTTGAGTCATCACCTTTTCTAAAAGTTACTACAACATTATTTTTTATAATATCATCAAACCCATTTTCTCTAAACCATGTCATACAATTATTTCTATTGTTTTCTGATATATTAACCGCACATTCATCATAAACAGTTATTTTTTTACCTGAAGTTGTTTTTAATTCTTTGAGACCAACAGATTCTAATAATGTCGGAATCTTGTCTTTTAATAACTCATCAAGTGCTTTTTGTTGTTCAGCAACTAAGGCTTTAGAAGCATTTAATTTTGCTTCAAGATCCTCAGCTTTTGTGCATAAGGTTCCTATCTCAGCTAACTTAACAACTTTATCTTCTTCAGATATTTCTTGTATGTACTGTGACTCATCTATCTCATTATCCACAGCCAATAAATAATTATCTAATTCATTTTTTTCAGACATAAAATTCTCCTTTCATTTTTAATATTATTTTAAAAATTATAGCTAGTAAACTTTTAACTATTTATTAAATTATTATATACGCGTACATAAGAAAAAAATTTTTTAATTAATTTCTATATACAATAATTTAATAATTTAATACATTACTTATAGAAGTATTACAAACATTATACAGGGGATCTATTAGCTGTTTATTGTTGATGTGTTAAATTATTGTTTACTCCCTGCGCCCGATGCTACAAAATGTAGTTTTTCCTTCGTGTGCGCCTGTGCATATATTAAATTGTACTAGCTGTATATTTTGTTTTATAATATATAAAAAGGAGAAAATTAATAATGTTGTTTACATATAAAGATCAAAAAATAGAGATTCCATTTGAATTTAAAACTGAACCATATAAGCATCAAGAAACAACTTTCTTGGATACTGCTCTAGAATTTAATTGGGCTTATTTTCTTGAAATGGGCTGTGGTAAATCTAAAATTTTACTTGATAAGATCGCTTTATTGGCACAAATAAAAAAGATTAATGCTGCTGTTATTTTAGCTCCAAAGGGTGTTTTTTCAAACTGGACTAATAAGGAGATACCACAACATTTTTCAGACAAGATTCCTTATACTGTATTTCAGTGGGGTGGTACTACTAAAGCGGATAAAAAAGCTTTAGAATTATTACTGGATCCTACTACATCATCTAATACATTTACTTTTTTTATAATGAATATAGAAGCAATAGCCAAGAAAAACGGAAGAGGAATAACTGCTTTGAATAAATTTTTAGATAAATATGCCCCAAATTGTTTGATTGGTTGTGATGAATCTACAGTTATAAAAAATATAAAAGCTAAACGTACTGAAGCAGCAATTGCTGCTGCTAGACGTTGTTACTATAGAGTGATATTAACCGGTTCACCTATTACGAAAAGTCCTTTAGATTTATATGCTCAAACATCTTTTCTTAAAAAAGGAATTTTAGGTCATAATAGTTTTTATACCTTTAGAAATGAATATGCTGTTATGATAGATAAAACAAATCCATATACAGGTGATACATTCAAACATGTTATAGGTTATAAAAACGAAGATAAATTAAAAACTTATTTGCAGAATTTTTCTACGAGATTAACGAAGCAAGATTGTTTAGATTTACCTGAAAAAATTTATACCCAACGAGACATTGAATTAACTGAAGAACAAGAAAGAATCTATAAAACGCTAAAAAAAGAAAATCTTGTATTTCTAAATTCTTATGATCAAATATCTACACAACAAGCCGTTACTAAATTATTAGAAAATCTTGTATTTCTAAATTCTTATGATCAAATATCTACACAACAAGCCGTTACTAAATTATTACGATTACATCAAGTTGTTTGTGGTTGTACTAAAACCGATTCTGGCGAATTGATCTCTATACCAAATAATCGTTTATCAGGACTCATGGAACAGTTAGAAGAGATTTCTGGAAAAGTTATTATTTGGGCTAACTATAGACCAAATATAAAAGATATTTACTCAACCATTAGAGAAAACTATGGCGATAAATCTGTTGTACATTATTTTGGTGATACTACAGATGATGAACGAGATCTTGCAAAAAAGCGATTCCAAGAAGACGATTCATGTAGATTTTTTGTGGGTAATACGCAGACTGGTGGCTATGGAATTACTTTAACAGCATCTTCTGATACAATATATTATTCTAATAATTATGACCTAGAAAAAAGATTACAATCTGAGGATAGAAATCATAGGATAGGTCAAAAAAATGCCGTAACATATGTAGATTTAGTTTCACCAAATACAGTTGATATGAAAATATTACAAGCATTGAGAAGTAAAATAGACATATCAACGGCTATATTAGGTGATGGTATAAAAGACTGGTTATTATAGAAAGGAGACTCTATGTATAAAAAATTAAACACATTTTTATTTAGTGCTGTACTAACTACTACTGGATTAAATCAAAGTTATATGCAGCAAAATAATTTATATTCAGTGGATAGACCTTACACACAGCAATTTAGTAATACAATACCTCAACAACAGACTCAAACAGATTATATCTTGCTTCATGGCTCTTATGGTACACATGGATCTACATATGTAATATGGGATCAAAATAAAGGACAATCACTTTATTGTAAGCCATCTAGCTCATACACTTATTGCTACTAAAAGAAATCCCCGTAAAATATTTTACAGGGGATTTTGTTCGTTTAAATAAGAAGAGAGAGCTTTATGTTATGTTCTTGTCAAAGATCTTTTTTTGTTTATAAAAATCTTTGACAATATCTTTAGGTAAGTAGCCATCATTCTTGCTAATAAGATCAAAAGCAATATTTGCTGCTTCAAGAGCTTTCTCTTGTCGTTTATCTTCTTTGACAATAGAAGTCTCTAATTGATGCTCTTTGCTAGTTTTAAATGCATCGGCTACTTTTCCAAACATACTTGCAATTGCTTGAATTGCATTTTCATAAGGTGCTAACCCCATTAATTTTCATCTCCATCAATTTTGCTACATACTTAAGAACAAATGATTTACCCATCGGCAAGAATGGCAAAATTGCATCATCAATTTTGTTCTCACTTGCTTTGATTTCAATTTCAAGAATCTTGAATACTGCTTCTACAACATCTTCACTAAGATTCTCTGCCAATTTAGTTAGTTCTTGTTTTGTTTCATCTTGCATAATCGCCTCTTTCTACGCCTGGACTGGCGTGTATTTGTAACTACCATCTGTGTTAATTGTTCTAATCATTATTTGATGTCTACAAGCATTACGTCTATAACCTACATGTAAACAATCACCATTTTTATTATGCTCTAATATAAGTTGATCAACCTCAATTATTTTTCGCTTTACTAAATCAATCATAAAATAAAATAAGTCTTTCGCAGTTAGTTTACTACAAGTTAAATCAGCGCATTCACCATCTGGGTGGCCTGTTTTAGCCGCTTTTAAAAAAGCACGAAGTGACTCACATCTAAAACCATTTTCTACACTTATACCTACACCATATTTTTTGAACACTTCGACTCTGGTTGGATTTAAAACATACCAGGTTAAATTCATAAGAGCAGTTAATTTTTTAGGATCTGAAGTAGTATTATTCCAACCATGCTTAATAGCTTCGTCAGAATGAAATAATTCATCAAAATTAAAAAATAAATCCATCATTTTCTACTCCTTAGCGATCTTTTATAACAATCACATTGCTTAGTTTTGCTTCAATGGTATCTAGTCTATCTTCATGATTCTTGATTACAGCAAAATTATACCCACACCAAAATATTACTGTCACAAGTGTTATTGCAAATGTGAAAAATAATTTTGAATTAAGACTTCTCCGTTCCCGTCTCTCGCTGTATAAAGTATCAACTTTAACTTTCATTGAGTTCTCTGGCTCCATTCCGCCACAGATAACTTCATACATTTGATCAACTTTTTCGTTAAATTCATCTTGTTGCTTGTGTCTTAATATACATTCTTGATTTAAAGTATCTCCGCAGCTCATGAATCACCTTTCTTATATTTACCATTATAACATAAGAAGGATACTAAGTAAACCCTAGCAACCTTTTCCTTTTTTACCTTTTTTAGCCATTTTCATTCTCCTTTTTATCTGGATTTTGTACCAACATTTCTTGCCAGATTTGTGCCTCACCGTACAGAGGACAACGTTCACCTGTACCATTAAAATCTTCATTCCAACATTTCTTGCCAGATTTGTGCCTCACCGTACAGAGGACAACGTTCACCTGTACCATTAAAATCTTCATTCCAACATTTTAATTCGGAATCAAGTTCTGTTTGACACATATCGCAGTAATAAGTAATATTTAACATTATGCTTCTCCTTTACGAATAGCTATAACTAAATTTAAAAAAGCTTGCTTCTTTTGTTGATATTTTATTTTATAGGTATTTTGCGCAGCCGTCTGTCCACAACAAGTTGTTTTGCTGATTAATTGCATATATTTTTTTTCTTCTTGTGCCCAATTTTCTGATAGTTTAAGAATCTGAGCATTCTTTTGTTTTTCTTTAAATTCATCTGTTAAGTAGAATTCATCCATATACTGTAGATATTCTTCTTTTGATAAAAAAGCCTCTTTGTACAACCAGAAGTCTATAGTTATACCATTATTACTTCGAGACTGTTGAGTTATATCTTTTCTTATATATACTCCATTAGTAGATATTTGTGAGTCAGTTTCAGTTGGCTGAACTGTACTCTCCACATCTTTCCATTGTATATCCATTTTGTTTCTCCTTTGCCGCTTTACTTACATATTCCCTACACTTCTTAATTGGTACTACTGGTCGTACCTTTGAAGTATAAAGATTAGTTGAGTCTGTATGTTTCATCCAACCATAATAACTTAATATTATACAAGCTTTATGTGTTGTTAATTCATTTTTCTTAATTGAATTTACCTGTTTATATATTCTATATAAAATCTTTTTTCTAATTACTGTTTTATCTCTATAGAATTTAAACCCTACAAAATCAAGTGGTCTACCTATTCGTTTGCCTTCTTTATTAATATAGTCAAACCTAGACACTTGCCAATTACCTTTTAGCTCTAATCCTAAATTATTTATATATTCTTGAATAGCTAAACGAGTTTTATGCAATTTCTTTTTATTTGGGTGAAACATTATCATATCATCAACATATCTAACATAGCCTATTGCCTGTAATTCTTCTTTTATATAATGGTCTAGCTCTTGTAGATAAAAATTAGCAAACCATTGTGAAGTATAAAAACCAATAGGTAATCCCATATCAATTACTTTGCCTTTATATAATGCTTTATTTGAGTCTAACACTAAATTAATTACATATAGCATTTTATCATCATGTATCAGTTTTTTAAACTTGGCCTTTAGTATATTTATATCTATACTTTGGAAAAAATGGTATACATCCATTTTTAGGATATATTTAATCTTAGTTGGATTTTTCTTTATGAACTTTTCAATGTACACTTTACCGTAATGTGCACCCCTATGTGGTATTGAACCACAACTATATTGATACATACTCTTTAGCATAATAGGTTTTAGTACTTGTATTATTGCATGGTGTAATATTTGTTCTCTTATGTAATCTGGTTTAATTATTAATCGCGGTTTTCCGTCTATTATAGAATATACCTTATGCTCTTTTATTCTATATGTCTGATTAATTAATTGTTCTTGAAGGTTTTTAACATATACTTCTTTATTATTTAAGGCATCTTGTACAATATCCCTTCTAGTCTTATCTTTTGAAGAGTTAACTATTGCTAACTCTAAATTTTCTTTACTGATAAGCTGTTCAAATAAATGGTTATATGACTTCATTTTATTAATGTCTTTCTTATTTGCTTGTCTCACAGATTTTCGACTAGCTACTAATCTATGCCTTCTATCGACGTATTTTTACCAAGTGGTAAGGATTAAAGTTGCTTAAAGTTATTAAGAAAGGGAGGACCCGATGTTAGCGTTGGCATCCGACAGAGCGTTGTTACCGTTAAGCGCAAAAGCACCGTCAAGAGCACCGTTGTTGTAGTTGCCACCAACAATCGCATCGCAGCAACAATAACCCTAGACTTCGAGGGACGAGTCCCTCGAACACCCTAAGAAGGTGGTTTACACGAAAGGGAGGACCCGAGGGAAGCGGAGGCACCCGACAGAGCGATGTCACTGTCAAGCGCAAAAGCACCGTCATGAGCACCGTTGTCGTAGGCGCCACCAACAAGCGCATATCCTCCTGAAGCATACCAACAACCATCACACAGATAAGTTGAACTTGACCCACTCAGGGTATTAGGTAGTAAACCATAAGTCGTCATTGTTGCCCCAGATATGTAACCTCCAGATGTTCCAGATACTGATACACCAGGTATTAAATACCCTGTACCATCACTGTTGTAAGAAGTAACTGTTGAACCATCTGCTGTCCCAACAGTCATTTTGACTTTCCATCCACTAGCTGTATAGACACACCCAGCAAGTCGTTTCCAATAATTTCCATATGGATTTTCTATGCCAAAAACTTTAACAAGTCCATTACCGCTAGTGCCATAAAAAGGTCCTTTTAAATTGCCTTCTCCCGTAACGCTATTTGCAGCAGAACTTCTGCCCTGGCCAAATTTAGCTTGAATAGCAGTTGATTTACTCATTAGAACCAGGAGTTCTTGTAACTCAACCCAGTCAGCCCATACACCGGTATACCAACCATATGCTGAACCATTAGCTTGAGCATAAGTTATTTCTATTGTACCAGCTGCATTTGCAAATATTGTTTGTCCAGATAAACTACGAAGAACATTTGATACTGCTGCTGGCTGATATAGATGGGTATATACTTCAGGTAAAATATTGTTACTCGAGTTATACCAACTCCATGCTTTATATGAGCTATCAATTTGTTTATTAGATTTAATTACATATTGGTAGTTGCCATCTGTATAGCGTTTTGTATATATAGTTGGCCAACCTATCATTGCATTACCTGCATAAGCTGTATTGGCTATGTCAGAAGCTGTACCATCTTTCTTTTTAGTTAAGTCATTTGGGTTTAATTCATAGTCAACTGTACCATTAGCCCTAAGCATAACTGGTCTTGGCATAAAGAAAGCATTTTGCCAATCACCATAATGAAAAACATCACTTGTAAAATTCATATAAGAAGGGTCTACAAAACTTGCGTTATCTTGAATATAATGCACTCTTGTTGCCGGATTACTATCTGCAGTATCTATATAATAGCCATAGATAACTGTATCAGCACTGCGTTCTTTAAATGTTTTATACTCCGCATTCCAATGTGCTCCGCCATCAATAGTGCTAAAAGTAAACTGATTGCGTTCAGTAGTTTCAGTAGTTAATACAGTAGGTTTTCTATTATTATTTATACTAGACCAACAAACTATACCACTTGTTGCAAATATAGGTACTGCACTAACTGTACTTGAAAAATCAAGAACTACTCTATTTTCTACCCCAACCTCTAAAGTTGTAGGCAAAGTTATTGTTCGACCAGAGGTTGTTAAAGCACCTCTAGTTACCTTATTAGTTAATAATGTAAAATCTGCAGTAATATTTCCAATATTATTAAGAGGTAATTGCGGAGTAATATCTACAAAACTTTCTAATGAAGAAGCTGCAGCTTCTGCCCTATCTGCGCTTGCATCAGCATTTATTTCTGATGTACTAGCATTATTCGCACTGGCTGTAGCAATCCCGGCTTGAGTAGTTACATTTTCTAATTGATCAATATAATTATCATCAGATAGTATAAATCCATTCCCAGTTTCATTAATAACCAATGCTTTACCTGGGTTTGGAAAAGGAAGCGTACCATCAAAATCTATAGAAGTAATTGGAACGCGTGCACATCTAGAAATCATTTCTGATTGCTCTTGATTTTGCATAGTTAAATAATCTAATGCACCTTCATGAGTTTGTGCTGGAAAAGGACCTGTACGGGGATACTGTTTCTCTTGAGTTAAAGCAGAATCTCTATACATAGTTAAAGTATCATTTTCACTATCAATCACAATATGTGATTTTAGAGTTAATGTACCTGTAGAGGCTAGAACATTTATTTCACTATCTAAAGTACCATCTGGTATATATTTCATTACTTCATAATCAGTGCCATAAGTTAATTCTTCATCAGAATAATCCCCTGTTTCTGTGTCAAGTCGAGTTATCGTAGCCTTAATTTGCTCTATATCAACAAATAGAAATTCAGTAATCTCTACTTCAGGATTACTTATTGGACCAGGTACTTGTTGCTTTCTATTTGTATTTGTTAACATGCTTCCT